CGCAGTTTCCGTGATAAAGAAACCAGTCCGGGTCGACCTGCTGCCGGCGGATTACAAGCGACTGGAGCGACAGGCCCGCAAGCTCGATCGATCGCTCAGTTGGTACGCGCGGATGGCGATAATGGAACGCGTCAAGGCCGACGAAGAAGGGGGCAAATGATTGATGCTCAAAACCATCTTGCTCAACGAGACTCTTACCCGTGGTCTCTGTCACACGTGGATTACACGTTCGGTGTCTGTACCCGCCGACGTGGTTCCGGAGAGCAGAGTCAAACTCGGCCGATGGTGGTATTGCAAATACTGCTACAAGCATGTCAGGCCAGTGAAGACATACGCCAACATTCCAGAGCTAGGCGGTCTGCTCTTGGACCTGGTTTCCTGCTCTGAATGCGGTGCGGGGCTCGCTCGCCTTAAAGACGTTGAAGAGGAAGAAGGGGGGAAGTGAAACATGCTCAAAACCGTGGCCATCAAGAATCTGAAACCGAACCCGTACCGGCGGCTCGATGAGTACGAGATCATTCGCGAGAAGGTTGACGCTCTGAAGAGGAGCATCGCCCAGACCGGGTTCTGGCCAACGATCGTTGGACGTCCCAAGGGCACCGATGTCGAGATCGCGTTCGGACATCACCGGCTGGTCGCACTTCAGGAAGGGGCAAGCGGCAACGGCCATGTCGAGGTCGTCGTCGAGGAGCTAAGCAACGAGCTGATGCTCAAGATGATGGCCAACGAAAATATGGAGGAATGGGGCACATCCGCGTGGGTCGAAGTCGAGACGGTCCGGGCGACCATTGAAGCCTATGGACGGGGCGAGATCGAGTTGCCGAAAGTACCGAGAGATACCCGCAAAGATCAGATCAGGAACGTGAGTCACGGCACTGACTCACGTTCCTATACCGAGGGGACCGTAGCTCAATTCTTGGGTTGGACGAGGAAGCAAAGAGGAGATGCTCTCCGGCCAAGCTACGCCTGCCAGACAGCCTTCCAAGCGCTGGAGATGCTGGACAAGGGATTCTTGCACGAGGCCGATCTCAGGGGCCTCAAGCGCAGCCAGCTTGCCGACCTGGTGAAAGAACAGTGGGTCATTTATCACGCCGAAAAGCAGATCGCGGATGAGGAGGCGGAACAAGCCAAGAAAGCCGAGGAACTGGCAAGGACGGCAACGGAAGAACGCGACCGCCAAAAGCTGGAGAAAAGAGCCAAGGTCCACCGAGAGCAGTCTGAGCAGCATCGAGAAGCAGCCAAAGTCAAGGCGATCGATTTTGGTAAGGAGGCAGCGAACCTTTTTCGCAGTGATCAGGGCCGCGAGAAGGTCAAGCAAAAGGCGGCAGAGCTGAAGCCGATCGTGGAACAGCCGGTCAAGGTTCACAACATCAACGACCTGGCCGATCGTCTGGCAGCGAGGCTCGAACACATTGCCAAGGGCGACGATGACGTCTCGGCGGATTTCGCTCTGCTGAAACAGAATAGGATGGACCTGTCCGATCGTGCTGCTAAAGGACTTTGCCAATCGTTCGCGGCACTGATCGAACGTCTCGAAAGGATGCACAACACGTTCAGTTCAACCTCGAGATCCCACTGAGCTGGGACGAAACGGAAGGGAACATGGGAATCGCATTGAAGAAGAAGCATCGGTCCACGCCCAAGACTGTTACAGAAATGGCAATCGTGGATCACATCGTTGAAACCTACGGTCCCACAAAGGCGCCCTTGGTGCTCATGTGGCGCGAGACCATGAACAACTTCAACCAGAAGAACTGGCCTCGGTGCCCGGTCTGGACGCGGGACGACCGAGCATGTCATGAGCACTGGAAGAAGTTCGGGCCTGGAGTGGTCCGAGAGTTGGAACGTCGCTACAAGCTAACCGTCGTCAAGGTCAGCGGAAGAATTCGCGACCTCGTCAAGCATCAGGCTGCGCCTGATCGATCTGGAAAACGCACGGACGCAGCATATCGAGAGTGCCTGCCGAATTCAGCCGAAATGACCCGAGGAATCGTGTGCTTTCCACGTGAGACACAACAGGACCATCCGCTGATTATTGCCGATCGTGACCGGCGTCTCCGATCCTCGGCTACTGGCTTCGGCAATGCGTCCAGTGCGGTCGACACCGCCAATGATCTGGGGGTCCTCTCAGATGATGCCCGTCGAGAAATGCGGGGGCACGTGATTCCTACCGTTGAGCGGGCAATAAGCGAGAATAAGTATCCGCTTTTCCCCAGAGAGACGCTCAGTCTTGAGCCTCCCGGACCTTCCCGTACCGCAAGGCCGAAAAAGGGCAAGTCATGATCTCCCATCCCAACCGCTACCTGGACCCCCTGCCCCCGCCCGGTGCCGTGTACCGGCTCTCCTGCGACCAGTACGAGGCGATGATCGAGCATGGCATCATCCCCGAGGATGAGCCCGTCTGGCTGCTCGAAGGCATCATCATCTGGAAGGGCGCGCCGATCGGGGATTCCGACGAGCCGGAGACCGCTGACCCCGGCCAGGAGCGCGACGCATGAGAGCCCGCACATTCATCGAGTCCAAACCATTCATCCCTGGAGTTGCACCGATTGACACCTCCGGCTGGTGTCTCGCTTGCGCCGCGATCAAATACGGTGGGTGCCGGGTCGACGATTACGGCGTAGTGTGTCCCGCCTGCGGGGAACCGAAGGTCGTCGGCCGATCTGACGCGGACCTGCTCCGCTGCATCGATATCGACATCGTCGACACCGACCGCGACGGGCCCCCAACCCAGGAGTCCCCGCCATGACCATGGTGTGCCCGACGTGCGATGGACTCGGAAAGCTCGATTGTTCCTCCCCGGACGAGGAGGAATGGTCGTGCGCCATGACATGCTGGCATTGCAACGGCGCTGGCAGTTTTCCGGACGACGCGGTTCCCGATCCCGGCCAGGCATGGGCAGATTGGAACATGGAGCAAATGTCGCGAGCACTGGGAGAAAATTGATGAGTGATCAACAGCTCATCCTGAGCATGTTCGTCCCGATCTATGCTATCGGTGGGTGGGCACTCAAGATCCTGTGGGACATGAATAGCAGGATGGGAAAGATCGAAGCGGATATCAACGACAAGCTGGGCGATATCAAGGCTGAACTCGCCGAGATCAAGGCCGAAATCCGGTCGATTAACAAGCGGCTCGATTCCCTCGAGACAGGCATAACCGCAAGGCGTTAGACCCGGGGGCACCCATGCAACTGAGCGCTGACGGCAACGACTTCGTGGGTTTAGTGGCGCGCATGAGAGCGGCGCAGCGACACTGGTTCAAGTACCACGACGCGGTATCGCTGGAACTGGCGAAAAAGCTCGAGCGTGTGGTCGATCGCTGGATCGAGCGCGAGACCGGCCCGCGGGCTGCGCCAACGCTGTTCGACCGGCCGGAAAGTGGCGAGTAACGATTTGCGCGCCGACCGCCGATAAGAAGCGGGATCGCGGACGATAACCAGGGGAGCACTGGAGCGAAGTCGCGAGGGAGCGAACGCGATGGCAAGAAGCAAGCCGAACGTGCCCGCGGACGTGCCCGCGGGTGAAAGCAAGCTGATCAAGGCGTCGCTCGCGATGCCCGCGGGATTGCTCTGGCGGCTGAGCACGATCGCGAGCAAGCTAGACCGTGATCGCTCCGAGTTCGCGGCCGAGCTGATTGACCAGGGTCTGTCGCGCTACGCGTTGGACAAGGCCCTGCGCAAATTCAGCGGCGAGGAACCTGGGCAGGAAGAAACGGCAGCGTAGAGATTGCCGATTTTGGATTGGGGATTTTGGATTGAAAATCGGGGTTGCGCTGTCCAAAATCGGCAATCCGCAATCCAAAATCCGGCGGGGCAGGGGGGGGACCATGGAACCAATTCAACCGGGCACTTTGGTACGCGACGCTGACGGCTACTACGCCATCGTGCTGCGCGCCTACGCCAACGGCGCGCTGGAGCTGTTCATCGGCAGCGGAGTGACGACCCTGGCGGGCCAGCACACGGTCACGCCCCTGGGCCTGCGGGTCGGCGACCCGGCCGACCCGCCGGCCTCGTTCCGCGAAATCCTTAGCCCCCGAGTCGTGCCTTGAGAGTTGTCGGTTGTCGGGCACCCGAAGGGTCGCGCTGCGCGAAACGGTTGTCGGTTCTCAGAGAAGATTTTCTGACAACTGACAACTGACAACTCTTAGAGGTCCAGTCCCTCCCTGGGGTCGTCGTTGTCCTCACCGGCGCCTTCCCGGTGCCGCATGTACCAGTCGAATAGCACGGCGATGAGCACGCTCACGAGCGTGGCCGAGAGTAGTTCAACGTAGACCACGGCCGGGAATCCGCAATAGTTGTCAGTTGTCAGTTGTCAGTTGTCAGTTGTCGGGAAGGGTTGTCGGTTGACAGTTGTCGGTTGTCAGAAAATCTTCTCTGAGAACTGACAACGCGAGCGTAGCGAGCAAACAACTGACAACTGCGAAAAGCGAAATCCCCCGGGCGGCAACAAGCCACCCGGGGGCATGAGCATCTAGTTCGGTCACCGCGGCCAGCGGCGATTGCCACGGCGATTCAAGTGTACACGAAAAGAGCCTGGGGAACACCCCCAGGCTCGGTTCGGCCTACTGACTCGCGCCCGAGTCCACTCTACCGCGCGGCCGCCCTGGGCGCAAAGAACAGGCCGGAGGCACCAAGCCCCCGGCCATGGCAAGCCGATTCGTTACGCTCAGTCCAGTCTACCGCGCGGGCGAGTCATCTGCGAATGACCCCCAGGTCGGTTCCGGGGAGCTGTACACGAAGTGGTGATCGATCAATCGCTCGGAGTACGCGACTCGTTTCAGCGGCGGAATCCGCTGGCGCACGGTCCCGGCGCCAGGGCGACCGGCGCGCAGATAACCGATCTCACGGTGTTTCGCGTGGCGGCGAAACCGGGACGTCTGGCCGCGGAGTTTGATCTTGAACCACCAATAGAAGCTTTTGCCGCCAGGCTTGTGTGTGAACGCGGCCAAATAGAGTGCCTGCATAACCATTGGCTCAACGTCTTCGTGCGAGTAGCGGTGCTGCAGGTAGTCGACTTGGCGCTGAGCCGCGGCCATGTAGCTCGCGATCAGGCCGCACGCGCCGGGGTCGTCCCCAGCCGCGGCCATGAGCTCGGCGAGCCGATCGGCGTTGCGTCGCTTGCCTGTTCGAACCATCTCAGTCCTCAATCATATCGTAACCTTCATATAGACTCCGCCGATAACAACGCCCGTGCCCTCCCAGACTGATGGGGAAAACCCAGCAGAGAGTGCGGACCGCGCCCGGCCGGGCCCCCGCAGGGGTGAGCCGGACCGCCGGAACATCAGGGGAAACTGGGTTTCCTTTCCGGAGCCCGGGACAGATAATGGGTATTATCTGCGGGGTAATGTCGCGGGTCAACAGATAATAGGGTCGTTTTTGCCCCTTTTGAGATGCCAAAACTCAACAGAGAATACGCCATGCCACGCGCCAAGCCAAGAGCCAGTGCACCCATCCCAGAGCACAAGTGGAGCGACTGCCTTCAGGCGTTCGACGAAATGCTCATGGCCAACGAACGATCAACGCACACGCGCCGCAACTATCGCCACGACTTGCACCAGTTCCAGCTCTGGTACGAGCATCCGCAAAGCAACGCCCGACCGCTCAGGACCATCAGCCAGGTCAACGCAGTCCAGTTCCGGGAGTGGAAGGCTTGGTTGCAGCGGCCGACCTTCAACCTCGTGCCAGGTGAGGAGACCAGGGCGGCGGCGACTGCGACCGTCAACCGGCGGATCTCGGCGATGCACAGCTTCCTGGAATGGGCCTTCAACACGCGGCGGCTGGAAGGCCAGGTCGAGAAACCCAAGGTGATCCGCCAGAAGCGGCTTGGCCACCGGGGCATGGACAAGAAAGACGAGCGGGACCTGCTCGACAAGGCAGAACGCGCTTCGCCCCGCGACCGTGCGATCATCCACGTTTTCCTCTATAGCGGCCTCAGAGCCGATGAGCTTGCCCGCATGAAGTGGTCGGACCTCAAGATCAACGGTCGTGAGTGGGGGTTCTTGTTCCAGGGCAAAGGTAACAAGACCCGGTATGTTCCGGCCCATTCCAAGACCGTGGCGGCGCTCAAGGTCCTGGGCTTTGCCGAGCACCGCGGTACTGACCGCCGGATCGTAAACGGCCAGCGTGGTCCGGTCAATTGTCGGGCGATTCAGGCTGTCTGTGAGAAACTTGGGGTCAACGCCCACAAACTACGGCACACGTTCGCTCACAACTTCCTCAAGGGCGGCGGCGGAATTGAGCAGCTCGCCGATATCCTGGGGCACGAAGACCTTGAGACGACCCGGCGCTACGTGGTGTCTTCGACTGGCGACCTGCACGCGGCAATGGAACGGATGGGTGCAGAAGCCTGAGGCAAGACCTACTTCTCAGGTCGGCCGCGGTGTCTTATGTTTGAGGCGTGACACCTGTCCGCGCCGTCGCGTCCAGCCAAGCCGGGTCGACGCCGACCCGTGGAGCGTGGAGCGTGAGGCGTGGAGCGTGGAGCGTTTTTGATTTAACGCCTCACGCTCCACGCTCCACGCTCCACGATTCCGACACGCCCCACGATTGCAGGAGTGAGCGATGCCTGCTCTTTCAGAACTGACTATCCCGATCGGCCACGACGCCCTGGTCGCGCGCCTGAAGTCTCTCTCCGACCACTGGTCGCAGGTCCAGATCGATACCCCCGCTGAATCTGTCGTTCGCGAGGCGACGCAGCCCACCCCGTTCCGGGGGCCCGCCGAGTTCGCGAGTTCGCCGGTGTTCCGGCTCGGGGGCGGGTACTACCAGGTTGTAGCGTGGCTACCCGGCGAGCATCCTCAGCACTGCACCTGGTGGGCGGAGGTGGAGCTCTGGGTGCTGCTCCGCAGGATCGAGTCCGTTGCGCGACCGCTGCGGATTTTCTCGCCGTAAGTCAATGGCCTGACGGACCCAATGGACACAACAACGGATGTGCATTTATCTGGTTATTGCGGCGTGTCGTATTCTAGCTAATTGAGAGCTGCGGCCATTGGCTCTCGCCTCTCGAAGTTGGACCGGCCGCGCCGTTTCTCCACCGGCGCGGCATTTTCGATTTTGGATTTTGGAATAGAGAATTTGGATCTCGAAAATCTGCTAACCGCCGACGAGGAAGTCGGGCTGGGTCGTCGGGTCCGCGCTGGCGACCTGGCCGCGCGCAATGAACTCGTGCAGCGCAATCGGTCGTTCGCGGTGCAGTTTGCGATCGAGTATCGGCGGCGCTGCCGATGCTGGGACGACGATCTGGTTCAGGCAGCTTTGCTGGGCCTGATCCGCGGCGCCGATGCGTTCGATCCCGACCGCTATCCGGGCACGAAATTCCTGACGATCGCACGCTATTACGTCAGGATGGAAATCCTCAAATACCTGTACGGCAGGGCGCTGATCCGGATCCCTCACAGCGCGCGACCGACCGAGATCGCGCGGCACCCCCTGGGTGAGAGATCGCAGTGGGAGCAGTTCCGCGAGTGGACCGAATTATCCGTGGCGAAAGCTGCGCGGGTCGCGAGCGGACATCTCGAGCGCTTGAATTGTCCTGACCATTCGCAATTCCTCCCCGACATTGAAGACTCACGCGCCCAGGCGATCGAGCAGCTCCGGCTGGCACTGGAAACGCTTCCACTCTGGCACGCGGACGTGCTGAAGCGACGCTTCGGACTCGACGGCAGGTGTGTGCAAAGCGTCAAAACGATCGCCCGCGAGGCCCGTCTGAGCAGCACGTCAGTGTACAAAGTGCAGAAACTCGCACTGCGGAGGCTGCGAAAGGCGATGTCTCCATGCCTGGCATAGACCCCGAGTCGTTGCAGATCGCGGTCGGCTGGGGCTACCTAGCGACCGTCCTGGTGTGGCTGGTCGTGTCCTGGGCGTTTCCGTCTGAATAGTTGTCGGTTCTTTGTCGGGCTGCGCCCGACGGTTGTCAGTTGTCGGAGAAGAGAATCCTTCCCCAACTGACAACTGAACAACTGACAACCGTCGAGCGCAGCGAGACAAAGAACCATGGGCCGCTCGATCAGCGTCAATCCTGATGAAACGATCCTCTGGGACCTGGCGTTTCTCGGACTCTCGGACCGGCACATCGCTTTGGCGATCGGCTGTCATCAGTCGTTGATCTCGAAGCGCGCGGACATCCTCAAGATCCTCGAGCAGGCCCGAGACGAGCGTGCCGAGGCGATCGTGGCTCTCTGGGTCCGCAGCTCCCAGGGATCGCTGCGAGCAGAGGGACGGTCGCAGGAGCTCGTCAACCTGGTGCGAGACGGCGAGAAACGCAAGATTCGGCGGGTCAAGCCCGCTGTTTATCAGCGAAACAACAGCGCATGACGCAAGCAAAGACAAGGGGCCGGCCCTTCGAACCCGGCAGGTCTGGGAACCCCCGCGGGCGGCCGCCGACCGAAGTGTGTCTGACCAACCTGCTGCGGGCGGCTCTGGCCGAAAAGGATGTCGAGGGCAAACGAAGCAAGGCCAGGGCCGTGATCGACGCTTTGGTAGAGCAAGCGTGCGAAGGCCGAACAGCGGCCATACAGCAGATCTTCGACCGTATCGACGGGATATTGCAGCCGATCCTCGAGGGGCCCGCGGTCGACCTCGAGGCCGTGGCCATGGCCATGAAGCGGAAGTATGACAACATCAGACCTGACGGACCTCCTGCACGCGACGAGGGATGATCCCGACGCATTCAACGAGGTCTTCACGAACGACGGCAAGAGCTTCTGGTCGCGCCAGCGGGAGATGTGCCGGTCGGTCGTGAAGTACCGCAGGACCGTCATCTACTCCGGCAACATGGTCGGCAAGGACTTTTGGATCGGCAGGCTGGTCTGGTGGTGGCTACTCACGCGACCCGACTCACTCGTCATGGTCACTGGGCCATCGCAAACGAGCCTTGGCAGTATTACCTGGAAAGAGGTTAGACAGGCGACACCCCGCTGGATGGGCACGGACGTCCGATCCGTTTCCGCGAAGCTCTCCCAGGGAGTGAAGACAAGCCCGCAGATGGTGCACCTGGGCCCCGGCTGGCAAGCCATGGGACTTTCGACAACGACCGTGGAAAGGTTTAGCGGCCATCATAATCCTCACCTCCTGGTGATCATCGATGAGGCGTCGGCACTCGAACCCGAGATCAGGGACTCGATCCAAAGTTTAGGCTACGAGAGGCTGGTGGCGATCGGCAACCCGATCCGGGCGGAAGGGCCGTTCGTCGAGATGATCCGTCAGGCCGAGGCGGACGCCCGCGACAATGTCCCGCCGCACCTGGCGACCAACGCAATCCGTATCCCCAGCACGGACAGCCCGCACGCGAACCTGGAGAAATCACCCTGGGGGATAGCCGATAAGACCTTCATCGAATCCAGCTACAGGAACTACGGCGGCGAGCATTCGTTCTGGTGCAACAGCCATATTCACGCGCTGATTCCGGCAGTCTCCGCTCAGCGGCTCATCCCCGACGCCTGGCTCGATTACGCGACCTCGATTCAGCGGCAGAACCAGCCCCCGAACCATCCCGTGCATCGCACCCGCCGCATCGCCGTCGACCTGTCCGAGGGGGTCGGACGGGATGATACCGCAATCCTCGTGAGGGACTCGCATGGCATCCTCGATTGTCACACCGGCAATAGCCTATCTCTGGCTGATGCAGCGGAAGCGACAGCGCGACTCGCAGCGCGCTGGGCAGTCCCCGCCGAACGGATCAGCTACGACGGACTCGGGATCGGCAGAGATTTTCCCAAGTACCTCGCCAAGGTCGGACTCACCGGCTGCATCCGCTACGTCGGAGGGGGGGAGCCAGCCGAGCCCCGCAGGTTCTTTAACCTCAGAACCGAGTCCGCGTGGCACCTCCATGACAGACTCAATCCGGATCGACACACCGACGATCGCTACCCCCTCACGTCGAGACAGCCACCGTTTGCTATCCCGCCGAGAGCATGGTTCCCGCTAATGCGAAAGGATCTGGCCGCGCTCACCTACGAGCTGGTGGGCGAGCGTCAGGTGAAGCTGATCAAGAAGGAAGACTTGATGGAAGTGCTGGGTCGGTCACCTGATCGTGGGGACGCACTTATCCAATCATTTTCATGGGATCGAACCTCATGACCAAAGCCGAGCAATCGATTTTGGACCGGATCAACACCGACTACCGCTACCGTCCCTGCCCGCTCGGCGCGGATCGAATCAAGCACAACTACCGTGAGTCAGTGCGCTCGATCCTGGGGATCGTGGCCCTCGAGTTGGTGCGGGTCTGCCCGGGGAGTTGCGAGCTGAATCACGCCCTCAATAAGCTCGATGAAGCGATGTATTGGTCGCAAGCCGCGATCGATCGGCACAGCAAGAGCAGCACGGAGTCCGCGACTTGATGAACAAGCTCTATCGCGGTGATGCGATTACCGTCCTGCGCCGGCTGCCGGATTGCTCGGTCCAGTGCTGCATAACCTCGCCTCCATATTGGGGACTGCGCGATTACGGCACGGCGAAGTGGCAAGGAGGGGATGCGGAATGCGAGCACAAGGTCAGACTCAAAGTCTCGCCATCTGGACTGAATGTGAACCCGCGAAGCGGGAGTCATCAACAGGAAGGATTCCGCCAGCAATGCCCGCGGTGTGGCGCCCGTCGCATCGATCAGCAGCTCGGTCTTGAGCCGACGCCCTCTGAATATGTCGCTCGCATGGTCGAAGTGTTCCGCGAGGTGCGCCGCGTGCTCAGACCGGACGGGACGCTGTGGCTTAATCTAGGCTCGTCCTACGCTTCCGGTGATATGAATCCCAGCCAGTCTCCCCTCGTTCAGCGTGAACTTGCATGTGGCAACGATGACACAGAACCACAAGGTTCGATAACGACTGATTCCGTTTGTTGCCGTCGCGATGATGAATGTCGAGTTGAGCCTGGGAGCCGTCATGGCCACATTTCTCGCAATGGCCAATCGCGTCGCGTAACCTCTTCGCGCCCTTGCACGAAAGCCCATGGTAACGGGAATCAGGATTTCGCTGGAGAGCTTGCACACGTCTTTCCTCCCGGCGTTCAGCAGTCCACCAATCACGTATCTTGCGGGCTACTCTCGGGCGTTTCTTGCCTTTCAACCAAGGCTTCGGCTTCCCGGAAAGTGTCTCAGACAACTTCGCGCGATGCTCTTCCGTCCGAACATAGGACGGCTTGCACTTCCGGCATTGCTGTGACATCGCAGCCATTGGTTGTCCACAAGTCGGGCAAGGAATCTTTCTTCTCGGCATGCCATCGTCCTGATTGTAAAGGCGTGGGAAAGTGTGGCTTATGTTGGTGTAGTTTAGCCATTCCATCCCTGAACATCAAGGCAAAGGATGAGGTAAATCTGCCGCATCTCGTGGCGATGGCATTACAGGCCGATGGGTGGGTACTTCGGCAAACGATCATCTGGCACAAGCCCAACCCGATGCCCGAGAGCGTGCGCGACCGGCCCACGAAGTCGCACGAGTACATATTTCTGCTGACGAAGAGCGCGCGGTATTTCTGGGATCAGGAGGCGGTCAGGGAACCGGCGACACCAGCGATTCGGGTGACAGGCCCCGGCAATGGCTCATTCGCTCAGGCGATCGCCAACGGCCGAAAACCATCAGGCAATGGCAAGCTCGGAAGCATCATGCAGACTGGTGATTCCCGCAACATCCGCACGGTCTGGACGATTCCGCCCCGCGCATTTCGCGGCGCCCACTTCGCGACATTCCCGCCCGCGCTGGTCGAACGCTGCGTGAAGGCCGGCACGTCCGAACGCGGCGCCTGCCCGCGGTGCGGAAAGGCGTGGGAGCGGGTGACGGAACGCGGAGAACTAGTCTTTGGTGATGGACATACCAGAACGAACAAGCGGCAACGAGAAGATAGCGCAAATTTGGATGCGTGGTCACGACCCAACGGATTGGGAGCTAGTCAGGTCCCTGGTGCTTTCTACGCAAAGTCAACCCTCGGCTTCCGCCAGTCCTGCACCTGTCCCGCTGCGCCTGCCGTGCCCTGCGTCGTGCTCGATCCGTTCATCGGCTCTGGCACCGTGGCGGCCGTGGCGCGGTCCCTGGGCCGCGACTGCATCGGCATCGACCTGAATCCGAAGTATCTCACGATGGCCCGCGCCCGCATCAAGGCCGGGGAAGCAAAGGTGGCCGTCTGATGGCCGATACCGATCCCAGACTATTCCCCGCCCTCCCCAACGTCGGCGGCTCTTTCTCCAGCGACGATCGCGCGTGGATAATCAAGGAGGTTGAAGCTGGGCTGCGCAACCATCGGCCAAGATTGGCCAGTGCGATAGAGAATCAAGCCTTCTACGACCTGGAGTCTGAAAGATATCAGCCGCGACGTGAGGCGGAGACTGAGTTTGATTTCGCCGGCCGTCCTCGTCGTCAGTCTGGATTTGTTCAGCAGGCCGTGGATCGACTCTGCGAACACACATACAATCCAGGTCCTCAGAGGACTGTCGTTGGCGATGGCCTTGCTGATTCCCTTCTTGCGCAAGTCTACGAGACGAACCACATCGACTGCGTGATGCAGCACGCCGAGACCCAGGCGACCCTGAACGACGTCTGCGCCGTCCAGATCAAGTGCACGAACGACCCCGACAAGCCCGTCGATCTCCAGCTCTGGGGTGGTGACGAGTTCACGGTCTTCACCGACCCGGAAGATCCCAGGCAGGCGTTCGCGGTCGTCACCATCGACCGGTACAATCAACGGACGCGGTACAAGCTCTGGTTCGAGGATGAGGTCCGCACCTTCCTGACCGATCAGTACTCGGCGGATCGCACGGCCGGCGCCAGGGTCGCGATGGAGACCCGGGATCGGGAGAAGAATACCTATGGCTGCATCCCCTTTGCGTTTCTCCACTATCGTGCTCCAGTTCGACAGTTTTGGACGCCTGGACCTGGAACGTTCCTCCGCAAAGCTGAACTCCGGATTAACGATCGGCTTTCGGAGCTTGACGAACTTATCTCGAAGTATGGTCGTCCAATTGGAGTCTTCCGTAACGTCAGCCCTACGTTCACTCCCGAAATCGGACCTGGCCGTTTTATGCGGCTCTGCCGCGGAGGAACCGGCTATACCGGTGAAGGCTACGCCGACGGCGGCGAGCCCAGCGCCGAGTACCTCCAGGCACAGCTAGCGATCGAGGCCATCTGGCTTGACCTCGAGAAGTACATCAAGCAAGTCGCGACGGCGGTCAATCTTCCCTTCACCGCGCTGGAACTCCAGTACGACGATGCAGCCTCAGGCATCGCGCTGGTGATCAAGTCGGCTCCTCTGCTCACCCGAGCCCGCCAGCGGCGGCCAATCTACCAGCTCGCCGAGCTGGCACTCGCGCGGCTCATCTGCACGGCCGTGGGCACCCACCACGGACATCCCGACCTGCTCGAGCAGGCCAAGGACCTCGAGGTGCTGCTCGCCTGGGCGGAGCCCCGCATCCCGATCCCCGGCCCTGACCGCGACCAGTCCGACGAGTGGGAAATGCAGGTCGGCATCAAGTCGAGGATCAACGTGTGTATGGAGCGCTACGGGCTCAACCACGACCAAGCCGTGCAACGCCTCAAGGAAGTTGCCGAGGATGAGGAGGTCGCCAAGTCCGTGCTCCCGCAGGAGCTGACTCCGGTCGCCTCGGAGACGATGCCCAGCGAGCAGCAGGACGCGCGGCAAGAACAGCAGGCGGACGCGGACGCGACCCGCGGCGCCGAGCAGGCCGGGGACAGCCCCGATCCGACGAAAGCGAGCAATTGACATGGGGTGGGTCACACTGGATGACGGCCAGCACGTCTACATCGGGGCTGGCGGCAAGGTCCTTGCGACGCGCAGCGCGATCAGCTCGGCGGGCGGGGGCAAGGAGCGCGGCAAGGCGCTGGCTGCGCGGAGCAAAGCGGCGATCGGCAAGGTGAAGAACAAGACGGGCGCAGAATTATCAAAGATCCAAAGTGATTCAGCGGCGGTTCACGAAAAGGAATCACAGCGACTTCAAGAGCAAATGCGCAATGCTCGCAAGTCCATGGGAAACAAGCCGTCCGCCTACCAGAAAGCCGAATACCTGAAGATACAGGCGGAAGAATCACGCCATCGTATCGCGGCGATGGATTTACGAGATGCAGCCAAACAGAATTCTGGGCAGCAATCCCCCGCCCACCCCGTCCCGGGGGCCCGCCGCGCCATCGAGCACGCCAAGGCGGCGGGGCCGAGCCTGCGGGAGCAGGCGGATGCGGCGCGAGCGGCGAAGGGAACGCGCGATGAACGAATTGCCAAGATTCTGGAAAAGGCCGAGCGGTGGAAGGAAGTGCAGGACCAATCGCGCCAGCCGAGGCGCAAGATCGCTGAGCTGGAGCACGACGCATCGTTTCTCAGCGGAGAACGACAGACGGCATTGCTCAAACGCGCCGGATCGGAAAAGAAAAGGGCCGCGGCACTCTATGAGCTGTCGCGGCCTCGAATCGAACGAATTTCCAGGCGGGTCGCTGGACTCAGACCCAGGTGATGCTTAACCGCTAATCTCTTCCACCAGGCACGCAAACCGTGCGAGGTCGACTCCATCGCATTCGGCCCGGTACTCCGCAGCCTCACGGGTCTCCGCCACGGTCCATTCGGTTTGGATCGTTTCGTCCAGTCCCAAGCCGGCTGCGTACCCGGTTCCAGTTTCCACCCAGGTGATTCGGTAGCTCTTCATCGGCGTTTCTCCTTCGTCTTGGAAGTCTCGGTCTCGTGAACTCGCCGCACGCACTCGCGCACGACATCGGTCAGGGTCAACGGCTTGATCGGCGACCATCGAGTCGCCAGCTTGGCCAGCTTGTCCCGCGTGGCATCGTCAAGCCGCATGTTCGTCTGAGATTTGGTCATTGCACCTCCATCACGCGGACGTTGCGGGGCCGTCCCTGGCCCCTGGTTGGATCATTCGTTCGCAAGCCGGTCTATCGAGTCCATCGTTCAGTCTCCTTTGCGCGCAAGTCTTCGATGTCGGTAAATTCTTCGTACAGATACCAGGGACCATGCTCTGCGTACCAGAGGGCGTCCTCGTGGGTCTCTTCCACGGTTCCGCGCAGCACGGCTTTTACCGCGTCCCTGTCCTCTAGATAGATCGCGATGCCGCGCTCGGTGATAACCGCCCACGCCAGGTTGGCCCACTGTTCGATTCTGTTTGGGGTCTTCCGCCAGTCGTCCAGTTCATCCTTGAGTTCCTGAAGCGGCCTTCCGAGCTTCAGAGCCCGCTTAAGACTGTCTTTCCCGAAAGCTCTTGCGTACTCAGTCTTCAGAGTAGTTTTTTCGTCGCGTGTCATCGGTCGTCTCCTCGTGTGTAAGTCTCTCTTCGTCTTCTCTATCTGAAGTATAGCACCGTATATCGGAATGTCAAGTCCGCTATACAAACTTTTTCGGATTTCTGCCGATGTCTGAAGAAAGCACCCCCACCCCAACCCCCGAGGTCCCCGTGTCCGCAGAAAAGTCCGCCCTCGACGTGATGACCGAGCAGGTACATACCCTCTCGAAGCAGGTCCTGACCCTGACCTCCGAGCGCGATGAGTTCCGCGACGCGCTGACCGAGGTTGCCGCAGAGCGCGATACGCTCAAGACCGCCCCCGACGCGTCGGCCCGGATCGCCGAGCTGGAAGGGACCATCCGCGATCGCACGCACTTCGACAAGTTCGCCGAGCTGGCCAAGGGCGCAAAGGCCAAGGACGCCGCGCTCAAGCACCTCTGGCAGGTCAGCGGCTACAAGGCCGAGGCCGACGACATCGACGAGAGGGCCCTCCAGACCCTCGTGGCGAAGCTCAAGCAGGATGCCGACTACGCGTTCGACCCCGAGCCCAGCAGCAACGTCACGGCCGCCCAGGAGGCTGCCAGGCCCACGTCACGGACCAAGTATGGGCTAGACATCGGTAGTGCAGCCGAGCCGGCCGGCGGCGGCAGGGCCAGCCGCAACCAGGGTGCCGACGGCACCATCGTGACTCAGGAGATGCGGGCTGATCCCAAGTTTATGCTAGATCCGAAAAACCGTGAGCTGATCCGCGATGCGGCGATCGGCGGGCGGTTCCGATGATCTCCAGCCTGCTCTTCACTCTCGCCATCGCCGGGCAATTCTCTCAACCGACAACTGACAACTGGCAACCGACAACTATTCGGGTGATTGCTTCCCCACGACTGCAGAGAGAACTTCTCGTTCTCCAGGCGCCGGCCCTGGACTGGGGCTGGCATCAGGTTGCTTACGAGGGTCGGATCGCCTGGGTGTGGGGCCACCACCTTGACCCGCACACGATCCGCTGCTACCAGCTCCCGGACCCAATCCCCCAGGCACCTCTAGAGCGATAAAAGGACTACCATGCCCGTCACCGTGACCCACGACCCCGTCAACGGCATCACCGCCACGACCGGCGCCATCAACTGGCCGGCGATCCTCAAGGCGATCCTCGCCGCGCTTACCGCCGTCGTCGGCGGTTAACCACTTCTTTCCTCTAACCGAGTTCCCAGTTCCCAGTTCCCAGTTCCCAGTTCCCAGTTCCCAGTTCCCAGTTCCCAGTTCCCAGTCAGGTACAACGCGGAGGCCGTGTTCAAGGCCGCAGGGTAACTAGCTTACCCTGTGACGCCACGACCTCCGCGTTGATCCTGACACTTCATATGAAGGTGTAAGCATCCATGGCGAACAATTTTTCCGCCTTCTTCGAGACATTAGTCGCGGGCGCGGCGGAATACAACAAGGCCAAGGTCGGGCGCACCGCGCTGCTCGATGCAGTCTACAAGGACATCAAGCCGGAGGCCGCGCGGATCGGCAAGACGGTGGACGTCTACTTCCCCGACGTGGGACCGCTGCAGGCGATCAACAACGGCATCTTGACCGCGACCACGGTCAACCCGAACTACATCCCCTTGGTGTTCCAGACCCGGGCCGGGGCCGCACTCCAGTTCCAGGACTTCGAGCAGTGGCAAACCGCGGTCGACCTCGCTCAGAAGTTCTTCGATCCGCTCTACAAGCGCGCTCGTGAGTATCTGAACGGCCAGATCGCAGCCCTGATCACGCCCGCCAACTTCAACAGCAACGCCCCGATCGTGGGCGGCACGCAGGGCGAGGTTTCGGTCACCGATCAGCTCAAAGCCTGGGACGTGCTGGCCGACCAAAAGGTTCCCCTCGAGGAATCCGACAAGCTCCGGCTGATGGTGCACAACAATGTGTACCGCAAGATGCTCGGGGACTCGGCCTGGGTGCAGGAGAGCCTGGTCTCCGCGGCGATCGCCAGCGAAGCCAGACAGAACGCGAACCTCGCGCACGCGTTCAACTTCCAGCCGATCTGGGATCAGCAGATGCCGACGTCGACCGGCACGATCCTCTACGGCCAGGTCAGCGTCACCTACAACTCGGCGGTCGTGACCGGACTCAACACCGCGTTCACCCAGCAGCTCACCGCCGGGACCTCCTACCTCACGTTCGGCAACGATGCGTCGAAGACGTTGTATCTGGTCAGCTCGATCCAGAGCGACACGTCCCTGACCCTGAGCGCCGCGGTCACAACCGGCGTCACCAGCACGGCCACGACCGCGACCACGAGCGCGCGAATCCAGTACTTCGTCGGCACAGCTTCGAGCCACGTGACCTTCACCGCCGGCTCGACCGCCCTGACCAGCACGGCATTGTTCGGCAATCTGACGGCAGGCCAGTGGGTGGTAGCACAAGCTGACACCACCAAGACCCCCTACCAGATTGCGACGGTCACCGACTCGTCGAACATCGTGCTGGCGCAGCCATACGCGCAGGCGACCGATTCGACTCACGGCCTCACCGTGCTGTCCTACACCAACCTCGCTCTGCATGAGTACGCCATCGCGCTGGCCCTGCGGCCGATCGCCACGCCTGACGAGGCACGGAACGTGGTCGACGTGTCGTACATCGACCTCCAGGGCATTCCCCTGCGGGTCATGGTCAGCTACGTGCACATCTACCAGGCCCTCTTCGTCACGGTCGACTTCGGCTACGCCCTCGGCGTTATCCGTCCCGATTTCGGCGTGCTCATCAATTGCTGAGAGGGGGTCGATCATGCAACTCGGAATCGTTGACGGCGAGCCGATCGGCTCAAAGCTCTCCCCGGTACAGGGATTCACGCCCGTGGGCGCTCCGGCGTCTGCGGGCTGGGTTACTGCCCCCAGTGGCGTGTCGGCTGTGGCTGCTTCGGTCACTGTCACCTCGGCAGCCACGCTCGATTGGTCTCGCTACGGCGTCTTCCAGTACCTGTGTACAAACGGGTCGGCCGCGCTCGCTCTTACGTTCTCAAACGCGACGGTCGGCCAGAGGATCGGCATCGTGATCAAGCAGGCGAGTACTTCGACGGCTACAACCGTGACATTGCCTACGGGAGCGATTGTCGCAGGCACGACGGCGGCCACCCAGGCCCTGACCAATACCAACTCTGTCGTCGACATCATTCATGTCACCTGCACTGCGCCGGGTGTTTACATCGCGTCTTTCAATTGACCGAAAGGACCACTTCTCATGATTCTCGCAAATACGGTGGCGACGACGGTCACGCTGAACGGCGTCGCCAGCACAGTGAACACTCCGGCCGACCAGATGGCTCCGCGCGGGTTCGGCGCCTCGAGCAACGGAAGCGACTGGGTGGCTTTACCTGGTCCGACTGTTGCGGCTGTGGCAGTGGCCACTCCGGCATCGGCCGGCACCGCAACCTTCGATTGGTCGCTGGGCGGTTACTTCACCTGGACGCCCTACGGGGGCTCCTGCACGGTCGCTTTCACCAACGTGACGATCGGCCAGATCATCTTTATCCGGACCACGCACGCAACTTCCGCCGCCGTGACGTTGCCGACAACGTTTACCTGGTACACGGGCAGCGGCGGCGCAGCACCGGCTTTCACCACGAAGGACTCCATCATCATGGTGATTTGCACGGGCGCCAACACCTACGATGCCGCGACCATCGCTATCCAGACCTAACGATCAAATCGTGGGGCGTGGGGCGTGGGGCGTGGGGCGTGGGGCGTTGAATTGAATTCTCGCTCCACGCTTCACGCTTCACGCCTCACGCTGCGAGAGGAGGCTTTCTCATGCCGTATCAGGCTGCCACGCCCGTCTCAAACCAGGTGGGTGTTATTCACTCCGGCTCGACTCCGTTCATCGCGCAGCAGGCGGCGGTTTCGATCACTGCTTCCGGTACGATCGTGGCCGCGCCCCCCGCGGGCTACAAGATCGCTGTCATTCAGATGGCTTTGGTTGCGTCCGCGGCACTCACCGCGGTCAACCTCCAGTCGCACACCACGACCGCCATCGCGACCGGCGGCGTGACCCTGGCGGCCAACGGCCAGCTCGTTCTCCCATACTCCCCCTGCCCCTGGCTGACTTGCGTTCCCGGTGAAGCGCTCGATCTTCAGATAACCGGTACCGGCACGCTGGCGGGCACGATCAACTATGTCGTGGTGCCTGCTACCGGAGCTTAGACATTCCATGATTCTCCAGAACGATGAACAAAGCCCAGCCAACGGCGCCCTCGTCGCCGGCCAGGGCGGACACTGGCGCATGTTCCCGGCGCCAACGCAGCTATCTATCCTGGGTGGCGGTCCCAACATCAACAAATCGGGTGACTACCCGTTCGATCTGGTCTGGCTCGGGGCCGGCCAGATTCCACCCCTGCAAATCGCGCAGGTCACGACGACCCTGGCCACGGTCACGACTGCCAACATCACCACGCTGAGCGCCGGCACCGGAGCTTTTACCGGGCCTATCGCAGCCAACGGGGCCACCCCTCCCACGCAGGCAGCATTTCCAGGCACCGCCGCGGGCACGGACGCGGTCGTCATCAACAAGATCGTGGCGATTCTCGTCGGACTCGGCTTCTGCGCCGCTTCCTGAGCAGTTGTCGGTTGACGGTTCTCAGTTGTCAGAGAATTCGTCCCCACCGACAACTGACAACTGACAACTGACAACCTGAGTCCCGAAGGGACGAACATGGCTTCATATATTCCCACGCTCTGCTTGGCCGGCTTCAACACCGGCAAGATCAACGTCGGTACCGACACGTTCAAGATCGCGCTGGGAACGGGCACGGTGCCGACCGCCAACCGCGACTCAACCAACCAGTACTTCGCCGGCTCGGACTTCACCGAGGCGTCCGGCGCCGGTTACACGACCGGCGGCAACACGCTAACCCTGGCCGGCGCCAACTACCTCACCGGGTCCGTGCACCAGTACGCTGTGGCAAACAACGCGCTCTCCTCCTCGTGGGCGGCCGCGACGCTTGCGAGCGTGACCTACGCGTATCTCTACGACTTCACCGCGAGTCCGAAGTACGCGATCTGCGTATGGGACTTCGGTGGAGCGCAGAGCGTGACGGCCAATACGTTCGCGGTCAACTTCACGGATGTAACGCCAAATTACCGAGTCTGGTACTGGAGCTTGACATGATCTGCCACGTTTGCAACGGTCGCGAGACGATCGAGTCCGTGGTCCGGTACCAGCTCATCGCCGAGGGAGCACCTGGGGAGCCCCGGCCCTTCGTGGCGCTCTGCAAGAGCCATTGCGGCGAGGCCGAGGGTGCTTATCGCGAAGTGAAGCGGACCCAGACCGGACCCGTCAACATCAACCTGCCCGGTCTGAAGATCGGTGGGGCACCAGGGAGGACATGAGCAATGGCCGGCACTATCCTGATCAACTACGGGACCGCCAACCAGTCGGTCACCTGCACGTTCGCGACGCTCGCCAACGCTAGTCAGCGCCAGTCCGCGAGCGTTTCCAACGCGTCGAACCTGTTCACCGACTGCCTGGTGCAGGTCGTGGCGGAATCGCCATCCGCCAGCTTGGCGACCTCGCCTTACGTGGACGTGTATGCGTACGCATCGAGCAACACCGGCACGAACTACTCGGGCACCTGCACCGGTTCGGACGCCGCCTACTCCGGTCCCCTGACCAGCCTGGTGAAGCTCGGGCGGATCACGTTCACCGCGATCAACCAGACCTTCACCGGCGGCCCCTGGTCCGTGGCCATGGCGTTCGGAGGTTCGCTCCCCCAGCAGTGGGGCCTCGTGGTCGATAACGAGACCGGCGCTGCGCTGCAAGCTGGCTCGGCATGGTTCCAAGGCGTTTACGCAAGTTACACCTGATGCCCAGCACCCGACGCATCATCCCCTGGACCCGCAAGCCGCCACTCGGCTACGGCGTGAACTGGAGCCACCCGCTCGCCAACGGGTTGCTCGCCTTCCTCGCCTGCAACGAAGGCGGAGGTGCGCCAGTCGATTTGTGCTATGGACTGAATCTCGCGCCCAATGCAGCCGGAAACGGAACATGGGGACAAGACAAGAATGGGAGGGTCTATACCACAAACTCAGCCGGGATTGGCGCTACAGTGGCAGCCCCGTCCTACCTCCAGATTCAACCTCCAATGACGCTTGTCTGGTCCGGGAACCTATTAGGAACACCCTCAAACCAGACACCAATATTTGGCGTAACATATACAAACGCATTCACAAATCCATATCATGGGTACATTCTCATTGGGTCCATCGCCCCCTCCTATCTGCTGGCGTTCACGTACAACACGGGGAGTGGCAACTATACGACGGTCAGCAGTGGTACTCTGAGTTACGGCCCGTTCTGGCTCGCGGGCACCATCACCAGTTCGGCGCAGGCGCTCTACGTCAATAATCCTTGGGTTGCCGCGGCCACCAAGGCCCAGGCAATCACTACGATCGCCTATGCGTCCCCAGAGCTGGTTGTGGGGACGGCGACTTTCCAGTCGGCGTATTCATCCTCCAGTTCGCACAGCTATGGTCTGATCTACAATCGGATCTTGACAAGCGCTGAGCTGAATCAGCTCTACACTTACGGTCCCTGGGGGATGATCGATCCGGTCCAAGGTTGCTGGCTCAAGCAGTTAAGTACCAGTCCCTACACGTTCTCCGCGAGCGGTCTGGCGATCAGCGGTGGCTACGGCGGGACCACCTTTCCCATCGCCTCGCCCGCGGCGGGCCTGGCGATCAGCGGGGCCTACGGCGGGACCACCTTTCCCATCGCCTCGCCCGCGGCGGGCCTGGCGATCAGCGGCACACCCGGCACCAGCACGGCGGGCCCATCGCCCCGCGTGGCGGGCCTGGCGATCAGCGGCGGCATGGGCGGCGCCGCCGAGACCGTCACCGTGCTGCTGGCGGGCCTGAGACTCTCGGGCGCACCAGGCGGCGCTACCGGTGGCGGATTCCTCGGCCCGTTCTACCTGCCCTACGAGTACACGTCGGTCGTGATCGAGACCGGCAACGCCAACCCCTTTGGCATAGATCCGGAACGAACCACGGTCATTACGGTCGGGCTGACCTCGTCAGACTAGTTGTCAGTTGACAGTTGTCAGTTGTCAGAACAGACCAATCCGACAACTGACAACCGACAACCGTCGGGCGCAGCCCGACAAAGAACTACCATGAGCATCGCAGTCGAGATTGTTCAAGGCACGGCTCGCGACTTCCCGTTCCAGGTCCAGAATCCGGACGGGACGACCCCCACGGGCATCTTCATGGGCACCGACGTGCTCACCGCGAGCGTCTGGGCGGGCTCGAACGAGGTCCCGCTCCTGACCCCGACCGCGAGCTGGATATCGGTGACAAACGCGCAGTACCAGGTGACGCTTGAGGACACCGACAGCAGCTCCCTGCCGTACGGGATCTACTATCTGCAAGCCTACGCAACGCGGGTCGTTTCCGGAGTGACGCGGACCACGGCCCTCTTGCCGCGGGGCAGCTCACTCGAGATCATCGCGGCCGCCAAGACCGGCACGCCCCGGCCGAGCTACATCAGCATCACCGACCTGCGGAAGATCGCCCCGTGGATCGACGACCTCCAGGTGCCCGACTTGCACGAGGGGTTTGACGACCCCTGCGCCGACTCGCGGGACTGGCTCGATGAGATGGTCCTGCGCAACTATCGAGGCGGCAACGTCAGCCTCCTGGGCTATCACGGCATGGCACTCGACGCCTGGTATTCTGGGGGCGGCAGGCGCACTAGCCTGTCTAATCGCTGGCTGCTTTCCTGCCTCGCGGCCAATCAGCTCCTGGTGACCCCCCGGGTCAAGAACGTGTGCGCGTACTACGCGCTCTCGCGGATCTGCGAGAGCATGATCACCAAGGGCGGCCAGTACGCCATGCTGGCCGCCCGCTTCCGGCTCGAAGCCGAGTCACTCCTGGCCAGCACCACGGTGGAGCTGGACGTCAACGGGGACGGGTTTGGAGAAGTTCCAATAAACATGTCTTCAACTAACACCCTGTGGGCGTGAACCATGGCTGGCGTTCGTTCTCTCGACCTTCCGACGTCCCCCCGGGCCGCGGTGTTTCGCGCCATGGAAGCCATTGTACGCCGCGACTCGACCTTCCAGCGGGTCGTGAGACCGGCGAGCTTTCGCACCTGGCAGGGATCGCCCGACGATGCAACCGACTTCAATATCGCCTATGCGCCGGCGATGCGCTGGACCCCGATGAACACGGGCGAGGAATTTCGCACTCCCGACACGATGGCCGGTGACCTGCTGATCAATTGCGAGATTCTGATCCGCGGAAGCTGCTGCGACGACCTGACGAATTTCTGGTGGATGCTAGTGAAGTGTTTTTACCCTCCACAAACAAGCAGCACAAGCGTCAACACGATTGTCGCCACGCTCCAGCAGGCGGGCGCGCGAAGCGGCCTGGTGAAGTTCTCACAGCCTGCATTTGATCCCGGCCCTGACGGTGTTTTCTTCGCTGGCCAGGGGCAGATGAAAATCGAAATTCAGAGCAACCTCAGCAGCTAAGCTGCTATAACTAAAGGAACATATAATGGCATCTAGGGAGTGGTTGGCAGTTGTGGAAGAGTCGGCGTTCAACACCCCCGTCATCACGGGCTCGCAAGTCGTCGGCACGAACGTCTTTTACGCACGCCTGGACGGGTCTGACTCGTTCACCATGCGGCCCGTTCCGGAGATGGTCAGCGTTCCCTATGGGGGCGGTGTGGCGATTGATGCGTTCCGGGTCAGCGACAAGACCACGCTGGCGGGCCGGCTCACGACCAAACTCTACCAGGGCGCCTACGCGTCATTCCTCATGAGCTGGGCGGGCGTCCGGATCAACTCTGGCCAGACCGCGCCATGGACGACCACGGAACCGCCTGGCGACCTCGCCAGCTGCGCGATCCTGCACGCGATCCAAGCCACGAACGTTTCGGGCACGACCTCGTATGTGCTCCGCGGTTACACGGGCGTCAAGGTGGCCGGTTACGACTTCAGTATCAGCGAGCAATCCCAGGTGGGCACGCTAAGCCTGGACCTGATGGGATCGACCCCGCTTCCCGCCGTCGAGGGCGGCTCGGCGGCAACCTGGTTCCCAGCGGCGCCGACCGACCTGCAGCTCCCCGGTCCGCAGGGGACCGGCGGCGGCCTGGGGCCCTACGTCTTCACTCACGCGGGAACAGGCGGCGGTGGCACCAGCCTGGTTCTTGGCGGCGGCGGCACCCCGATCACGCGAGCACAGTTCCAGAGCATCCACATCAGCTCCAAGAACGCGCTGATGAAGCGACACTGGGCTAGCCAGTTCGCTCAGACTCTGCGGTTCTGCGGGCGCAGCACGACACTCCAGGCGCAACACTTCTACAACATCACGCCGGACGACCGGATCAACTACGAAACCGTCACCGCAATGACGCCCGCGACGTTCCAGCTCTATGCCTCGGCGACGGAGGCCATCACGTGGAACTTCAATAGCAATTCCGTGCTCACGAGCGTGACCGATCAGCTGGCGCTCTCGGACCTCTTCCTCCAGACTCTGACGCTCACCAGCCAGTACGACTCAACGGTCGGCAGCGGCTATGCGCAGGATTATTCACTCACGCTGCTACCGTCTGCATTCTGAGGAGCAAACGTGCGCATAGAAGCGGTTACAGTGTGCGTGGATTACTCGGACTACCTTGCGGAAACCGCGGCCCAAAACCGCGGCCTGCTGGACCGTTGGATTATCGTCACCTCGCGCACGGATGAATCGACGGTGGATGTCTGCCATCGCCTGAACCTGGAATGCATCCGCACGGATGATTTCCAAAAGGACAAATCCACATTCAACAAGGGGCGAGCAATCGATCGCGGGCTGGGCATGCTGGGTCATGATGAGTGGCTGCTTCACATCGATGCGGACATCGCACTGCCCACGGACTTTCGAGAATCCCTGCTGGACGCCGACCTGGACACCGAGTGCTTGTACGGCGCCGACCGTCATATGCTCTCGAGTTGGGAAGATTGGCAAGCGTGGAAGAAGGCTGGTTCGACGCGGTCCTACCATTGCTACCAGCAGCTGACGAAATGGCCGGTCGGCGCCCGCTGGACTGACATCCGGTATGGCTATGTCCCGATCGGGTATTTTCAGCTCTGGCATGAGTCTACCGACACGCGGAAAGGTGTCCGGCTGCGGCGCTATCCGGAATGGCACAGCAATGCGGCTCGTGCGGATGTGAAGTTCGCACTGCAATGGGATCGCCGACGCAGGCAGGTTTTGCCTGAAGTGGTTGTCGCCCACCTGGAATCTGGTGCCAGCCTGATGGGTGCGAACTGGAACGGGCGAAAATCGCCAAAGTTTGCAGCCAAGGCTCCCCAGACCGCCCCCAAGAAACATTCGCCAAAGGGTGAGCTGCAAGCCGCCGAGCAACAGCAACCCGGCCCCCCCTATCCCTGGCCTGGTCCCTGGTGGCCAAATCCGTGGTCACCAATCCCCTGGCCTGGTCCCTGGCCATATCCCCAGCCCGATCCGCCGTACAACGCATGAGCGAGCGAGAATCAGGATTGCTTGGCGAACCGCTCGAGGTAGCGGGCGCAAGCGCGAAGGATCTTGGGCTGATCATTCGCCTTGCCTAAAAGCGAATTGCACTGATTGCAAAGGATTCCCCTGACTCGCCCCGTTTTATGGCAATGATCGACGTAGGGTTGATGGGCTTTGAAAAGGCCGAATTGCGTCCTGCAGCAAAGACATCGATTATCCTGGGCTTCAATCATGGCGTTGAGAGTTTCGGTCGTAAGACCATATTTGTACTTGAGCCAATAAGGCCCCACCGTGGCCTTGAGTCGTTGATTGCGAAACCTCTCCCTTGCTCTTATCCGATCCCTGTTGGCGGCATAGTAGGCTCTCGTCTCAGCCGCGTGTTTTGCCCTCGCTTCGGGCGTGGATCGTGCTTTGTCGCGGCGAGCCTTCTTTAGTTCCTTGGTGATGGCACGTGCGCGCTCCCTTGCTTTTATCTGTTCTTCAGACTGGTTGCTCTTATACCACTCCCTGCATCGGGCGCGGTTCGCGGCCTGATTCTCCGGCAAGGCGTTTCGAGCCTTCTCCCTTGCCTTGATTTCTTCCTTGTGTGCTTCGCGGTAACGCTTGCTGTTCGCTGCTTTCCTCGCCTTGCGTGCCGTCTCAGAATCAATCGACGTGATAGACTGGTCTTCAGACATGGGCCTTGCTCCAACAAGGTTCACGTTCAGGGAAGCCAGTCGGGTAACAGCCGCCTGGCTTCTCGCATTTTTACATATCTATGAGCGTACAGTCAACCCAGGTAGGGTTCCGAATTCGCGGGATAGAACCTCCGGAACTGAGCACGTACCCCGACCGCATCAAATTGATGTTCTGGGGGTGGGTCGTTGATTTAGGGCTACAGGTCAAGGATAAGGAGCTGGCGCGCGGCTGGGACAAGAACGGCGTCGTCCATCCGCTCCGTCCCTACACAATTAAGCACCGCAAGTCGGAGGTCGGCCCCGTAACCAAGCGCGCTCCCCGCCTCATTCCCGCGCTGGAACTCTCGCGGGTGCGGTCTTTACTCAGAGGACGCCAGCATCTTCAGAGCGCGGAATACTACTGGGCCTTCGACTCGGTCACCGGCGAATCGTTCGCGGTCATTCTGCACTATGCGGCCGAAGCGGGCCACGACGTGTTCGGCCTGAGCCCCACGGGAACGGCCTGGGTGGCTCGAGAAGCGACGAAGAAGTGGCGGGCATGGTTGGCCGGGGGCGGGGGTCTGCGTGCCACAGCCGAGACCCCAGGCGTCAAGGCAAGCGGCAAACCCGCATTCCGGCAACCGGTCAGGAAGATCGAGGTCAAGCAACCGGTCAAGAAGGTCGACCTCTCGCGCTACGACCTGTTCACCGGCACGCGGCCGCTAATCGAGAAAGCAATCGCGGCCGGCCGATTCCGCGGATTCCGTCGCCTCAACGCGCGGGGCGAGCAGTGGAAGCCTCAACCATGATTACCCTCGACCTTACTGAAGCCATCCGCGGTTGTGAGCGGATTCAGCGGCGGCTCGCGGAGATCGAGCACGTCATGGATCATGCCGGGGACTTGATGGAACACTGGGAGCGGCTCATGGAGGAAGGGAACCGCCGCGGCGTGCTCGAGGGCACCGACCGCGATGGCAACCCGATGCTCCCGGTGACCTACCGTCCGACCTACACGCAGAAACGGGCGATCTATGCGGGCACGGCCAAACCAATCAGGCCGACACTGGCACAGCGGCTCGGGCAACATGCTCGTGCGCAGCGCGGCAATTTATTCGGGTTCGGGCCAGCGGTCAGCGGCTTCAACAACAACCTCACCTCGAGCGAGTACCGCGAGCTTGACGGGCCGCCACTGGCCCCGCGGCGGCAATTCTCGCGCGTGATCACGAACTTCCTCACCACGTCGTTCCAACCGCAAGAACACGGCTACTGGATTGTGACCGGGGCGTGGAAGGATGTCGTGAGCGTGACTGGTTATACCTTCCTGCATCATCTCTTCGACGGCGACTCTCCGCAGGTCGGCGCGCGCGACCTGCGGGGCGTGCGGCCAGATGATGTGAAGGCGATGAAAGCCACGATCTTCCCCTGGGCCAAACTTACGGTGCGCGAACTCTGGAGGCAAACAGCCTGACATGGCCGACCAGGATGAAGAACAGTTTGGTGTGAAGTTTGCGGCCACGACCGAATCGGTGACCCAGGCCAAGGAGAGCTTTCAACATCTCACCCAGGAGATGGAGCAGACCGCCAAGGCTAGCGAAACGGTGGCCACGACGACGAAGACAGTCGACGATGCCGCTGCCGAACTGCGCAAGCAGATCGATGATCTCAACATCGTGCTCATCAAACAGGCCGAGCTCTATGCCGCTGGGGAATTGCCACTCGAACAGTTCTTGTACGGCAACAAGGCTGCGCGCACGGTGATCGGCCAGCTCGAGGGGGCCCTGGATTCGATCACTCCCAAGCTTGAGGAAGTTGCCGGTCAAGGCGATGGGGAGGCTGGCAAAGGTGGCCTCAAGGGAATGGCCGGCGCAGCGATCAAGGCAGAGAAGGCAATCGGCATGCTGGTGGGCACCGGGGGCGGGCTAGGCCGGCTGCCCGGCATGCTGGAAGGTGTGGCCGGCGCTCTTGGCTTGGCAAGCGGTGCGGGCCTGGCGGCCGGCGGGCTGATTCTCGCATTCGAGTCGATCATTCCCAAAGTAGAAACGTTCATCGCAAAGATGGACGGGGCCGCAGAAGCAACAAAACGGGCCGCGGAAGCTTTGAAACTCTACCAGGCCGAAGTCAAGAAAGAAGAGGAAGCCCCGACAGAGGATGAGGAAAAGGCGGCGGCGGTCGTCAAGGAAGTGATCAAAGGCAAGGGCGCCCAAGAACTCCGTCAGGGTATCGAACAAAGTCTTATTCAAGGGGGAATCGGACTCACGGCCGAACAACGGGCCGGTCAATACCTCAATCCCGAAACAGGGCAGATGACCAAGTTCAGTCCCGAGGAGATGGTGGAATTCGGGCAGCGATCACGAGAGGCTGCGCAGGCGCGCGCTGGCCAGCTCATGCTGGAATTGAGAAAAGGGGCACCCGGTGCTATTGCCGCGATTGGCGGCATGTCGCACGTTTCCGAGGAACTCCGCACCCGGCTGGCACAAGCCACGCCTGAAGCTATCGAAGCAGCAAAGAAGCAATCCGATAAGGCGATAGCCGACAGCGAATGGGCTGATACGACCTATGCCAAGCAAGTGGCGGCGACCAAAGAGAGCGCGGGGATAGATACCGAATTCGACAAGGCGCTGAAAGACAAGCGGAAACACGCCGCGACGGATTATGACGCGGCCATGAAGCTTGCGGCCGACATCAAGGTTGAGCTGGATACCAAGGCCGAGCACGAAGCCAAGGCGGCCAGGACCAAGGCCGAGCATGATGCCAAGGCGGCCAGGACCGAGGCCGACCGGAAGGCACGCGAGAGCACGCCGGAGGCTGTCGAACACCGCGCCCTGGCAGCGGAACGCAACGAGGAAATGGGCATGGCCAAGCAGGTGCAGGCCGCCCGCGCTGGGATGGGCGACGTGATGGCCGCCCAGATGGGACCCGGCGAACTTCAGCAGGTCGTTGCCCAGGTCGGGAAGAATCGGCTCATGAACTCGTCGCTCGGCTTCACCCTGGCCCAGCAGGTCGATTACTACATGTCCCAGCTTGAAGCCAAGATGGTTGAAGACTTCACCCGCGGCATGGGCCAGCACGACCGGTCCCGTCAGAACACCAACCCGCGCGGGGGGCTCTAAAAGTTGTCGGTTCTTTGTCGGGCTGCGCCCGACGGTTGTCAGTTGTCGGTTGAATTCATCTCTGACAACTGACAACTGACAACTGACAACCCTTCCTTCTCATGCCAGACTATCTCTGCATTGCCTGGACCGCGAGCGGCTACTCGGCGGCGCTTTATGCTGCGCCCAGCTCGTACGGGACGATCCTCTCGTTCGTGACGCCTCCCGAGGGCGGGACCACATCCGCGGGGGTTTACGACTGCGCGCTCGATTCGTGCACGCCGTACCGCCGGGGGGGAATCCCCGACCTGCGGTTCTCGCGCATCCTGGGGCCCCTGACCACGCTGCCGGACCCGTGGATGGGCCAGCAATGCGCATGGTTCCACGGCGCCAACCTCGCGGGCGCGACCTGCTATTTCACGGGCGACATCGTCAGCTACGTCGACCGCTACGATCACGATCTGGGCTGGACTCGCGACTACCGCGCCCTGGGCCTGCGGAACCGCGGCGACTGGATTCCGGTGACGGACTCGAACACCCTGAGCGACGCGATCCGGTTCAACATGCCCGCCAACAACCTATCCACCATCCTCTCCCGCGAGGGCCGGACGGTGGGTCAGGCTGTGCTGGACGTGCTCAGCGGCTATCAGAATCAGGCATGGCTGGGCGGCATCACCGGCATCAGCTCAGGCTACGGCCTGGGCAACTACACGTCGCAGGGCTACGGCGGCTCTGGTCAGGCCGTGCTGGGTACGACGATCGGCACGAACAATACGACCGTTGCATCGATCACGGTCACGAACGGGGGATCGGGATACACGACTGCGCCCACCGTCGTCATTGCGGGGCCCTGCACATCCCAGGCCACGGCCACGGCCACGGTTTCCGCCGGCGCCATCACCAGCTTCACGGTCACCTACGCGGGCAGCGGCTACAACACGATCCCCGCCGTCATCGTCTCCAACCTGCCCAGTGCCACCGTGAACGACTGCGCGGCTCTGAACGTGATCGCACCCTTCACCCTCGCATTCGCCGGCGAGCGAATCCTCTCCTCGGTCGAATCCGTCGTCCAGACCTGCCATCCCAATCACTGGCTCTCGGTGGACCCGATCGGCAACATTCGCATCCTCGACCAGCGGCAGAACACGGTGAGCGCGATCACGCTCAACGGGTCAGACCCGCGGTGGTCGCTGCCGACGATGACTCGCGACACCTCCGATACCTACTCCGAGGTTATCGTCCGGGGTGGCCCCAACGTGGTTGGCACCACCCTGGCCGTGAAGCAATGGCCGGGTAGTTCTTACACATACAACGGCGGTGCGCTCACCGGCGGGGCGGCGATCCCCTCGGGGGGCCTGATCGAGGATTTCGCGTTCGGGGCCTACACCAGCAACACGGCGGCCAAGGCAGCCTGGACGCCGGCCATGTACCAGCAACTCTCGCTCCAGGGCGGGCAAGACCAGGGCTCACTCACCTGCGGTTCAACGACCTCGGTGACGCTCACCAGCACGATGGCTCCCTCGTACGTCAACTGGGCCATGGACCAGCTCGATCAGACCAATACGGGTCAGCACGCCGTGATCACGGTGATCAACGATGTGGCGACGAACATCCAGCAGATATTCATGGCGAGGATCATCGCCAACACCGCGACCACGAGCGGGGGAACGGCGGGCAATTCGACCACGGTGACCCTGGACCAACCACTCCCGGGGACCAACTACAACAGCTACCGGCTTTACGCGCTCTCGCCGGGCGGCAATGTGGTCTATCGCCGCTACCTGGTGACCAACCCCTTCGTTGCACACCAGATGCAGCAATATTTCCCGTATCCCTTCGCCTTCTCCTTCGCGAAAAACACGGCCGCGGTTTTGACCTCGGCCCCGCTCTGCAACGTGTTCTGGTCGGCGTCTGGCAATCCCCCTTACAACATGTCATCGATCGGCGTCGTCATCGACCCCGACGCCGGCACGATCACGACCGTCTCACCCACCAGCCTGGTTTTCGGCGGCGGTGTGGTGACGCCCCCGACCGACGTCCAGATCTTCGTGCCGGTCGCGACCGGGGCCCTCGAGGTCTTCTCCCCAGCCTCGACCTATTTCACGGGGACGGCCGCGCTTGTCGAGGGAATCTACCGGATCAAGGTTGTGACCTGCCGGGATTGGACCGACTACTCGAACACCGCGAACATGCAGGTCTATGCGAACGAGCTTCTGCAGTCGATGTGTGACGTCGTGCTCGAGGGTTCGACCTCCTACCTGGGGCTGGCCACGGCGTTCATCGGGACGGGCCAGGCCGTGCAGATCACGGGTTCAAGCTACGTCACGGGCTGGGAGGGCGGGGGAATCTCGAATCCGCAGATCGTCTTCGGTGGGTCGGGCTACAACGGTTCGGAGACCCTCTCAGTGTCCGGTTCGGGCACGGCCGGCGCTCTTTCGCACATCACGACGAACGGGGTGATCACCTCGGTCTGGGTGTCAACCCGGGGGTCGGGTTATACCGGCACCGTGACGGTCTCCGTCTCCGGCGGCGGCGGCTCGGGGGCGAGCATCACGCTGCAGAGTGAGTCGCTGCCGGTGGCGTCGATGGACGTCCGGTTCCAGCCGGGGCCCGGGGGCACGAGCTATGTCAGCACGATGCACCTCTCGAACCGGCGTGCACGCTACACGAGCGAGATCTTCGTGCGCCCACCCGAGCGAGGCCAAAAACTGGGTGGCAAACCCTTTGGCGCGGGCTACGGCGCGGGCTGGGGGGCAGCCGTGGGCGGCACGGACTTCAGCGGCGGCGCGAAGGGCTCCTTTGACAGCGCGGTCGCTGGCAATCCAGGCCAGCTGGCAATCCCCGAAACTGCTTCGCTGGGTCTCACACCCAGGGAACAAGCCCGGGCAAAAGACCGACAGGATCAGGAGTTCGAGCGCAACCTGCTCGAGAGCAGCGGTTCAGGGCCCCCGCCGACGGTCAAGCAACAGCAGCATGCGCGAGCTGTTGAGCATCAGGCGGACGTCGAGGCCACAGCGGCCAGAGTGCCAGGTCCCAAGGAGCGGCCGTTCGACGAGATCAACAAGACCGCGCCGGATCACGCGGACATCAAGCAGGCCGAGCGCCGGAAGCGTGCGAGCAACCGGAAGCGTGCGATCAATTTGACACGCGAAGACGAAATGCCCACGTCCGGGGACATGCCAGCTCACCTGACACGCGAAGACGAAATGCCCACTGCCGACGCCATGGAGCCGATACGGAACTGGCCCAAGGATAAGGCGGACCTCGAACAGTCCCGGCGGAAACCACCCCCAGCGTTAAACAATCCCTACGCGGATTGATTGCCGACAAATCCCACCCATGATTTACGATTCCTCAGCTTTGCGATCGCTGGAAGACCGCTATGAGCGACTCCTGCTGCTCATCGGTGATATGCAAGCCGCGATCGGCCGGCTGCAGCAGCTCGCGAACGATGCCGCGGGCAGCCAAAAGAGCGGCGGCGGCGTCTGCTACTCCATGGTCGGCGTGGTGATCGCGGCCGGCGGCTCGGTCACCGGCGCCACGGTAAACGCCCTGGTGGGCGGCAGCACGCAGATGGTGACCAATAGCGCCAAGGTCTACAACCAGATGCAGGCAGACACGGTCGTGACCAAAACGATCATGTTGGGGATCAACCCAGACGGAACCTACAGCGCGATCTCGCAATCGTGTTGAGGTTGTCGGTTCTTTGTCGGGCTACGCCCTTGGAAGGGTTGTCGGTTGTCGGAGAAGAGAATCCTTCCCCAACTGACAACTGACAACTGTCAACCGACAACTACTTGAGAGCGCAGCGAGACAAAGAACGATGCCTTGCTTTGACGCCTGGGATATCGGGGCCTGCGGGTGCATTCCACCATATACCTGCGTCCCCACAGAGACAGTTATGTGCGGAGACTTCCCATTAACAGGAGCGGGATCATTCGTCGATAGCAATGGCTCCGGAACACTTTCGACGACGAAGCCGGCAGTGTTTTCTAGTTACACTTTCGCTTCTGCCATCCAGACTGCCACCGGGCCTGTAAACACGGGCGCATGCGTGTCAGGCACGCAAAGCTTCAACTATTACTGGGGGGTAATGTGTAACAGCAATGGCACGATCACTGTCAGTATAGCCTATCGCCAGCTTCTCGCATGCTGCGGGCCAGGAAACTTTCCGATCAACGGGCCCGTGCTTTATGCCCCGGTCGGATCAGCCAACACGTGGATAATATACCAAACGACGACGGTTATCCCTCCCGTGTCGGGCGGCAACCTTGTGATCGCCTGGGTGTTGCCCCCTTGGACAAACCCTGTTCCTGCCAACTGCACAATGCCCGCGCCTCCTGCGACGACGGTAACCGTCACACTGCCCCTTGGGATAACGTGCATAAACTGTTCGACATGCGGGGCGCCCGGGATTCAGAATCCGCTCTACGTCACTGATGCAAATTACACGAATGTTTTAGCGACATGGATTGGCTCAGCGTGGTGGACTCCCAGGCTATGCGCAGCCAGTATATCGCCTGTGACTGATTGCACTGGTGGTGTCCCGGCTTGTCATGCAGGGTCGCAAGCGGGGACTCCGGCTTATGCCTATGCCATAAGCTGCGTATCAAGCAGGGTTATGAAAATCAATCGGTACCACTATGAGAAGTCATGCTCATCCCCCGCGTGGCAATATGGCCCATGCGCATGTGCGACGGTGGGGGGTGGAACATCGACGGCCTATTATACCACATCCGGGAATATCTCGGTGTCATGCGGCGCGATTGCATGGTCTGGAACCCTTGGTTCTAACACTGGAAATCTAGCAGATCCCGTGGGCGGCACCGTGAGCTTCTCGCAATGACTTCTGAACTCCGAGCAACGCTCCAAAGCTGGCTTGGCTCTGCCGACCCGGTGCAACGGCGACATGCCGAATGGCGGCTGGCGGACTCAACTGACAACCGACAACTGACAACTGATAACTCTTCCCCGCTCCCCCTGGCCGAATCCCTCGGCCTGCTCCGCCTGGTCAATCTCTGCCCCTACCGCTCCCGGGACGCCGCGTGTGGCTGCTCTGGTTCGAAGTGCGCCATCCGTGGCGAAGTGGTGTCTCATCGTGATTGCTTGGAATGCATGCGACGTTACGGCTTGACATGAATCCAGGTTTTCCCCTGAAGAATGTCGTAGATGGTTCGTTCCCCGCAGCCAAAGCGTCTCGCGATCGTGCGGCCGCCAATTCCGGCGCGGTGCAGTGCGCGGATCTTCGGAATGTCTGATTCTTGAAGCCTGGCTGCCGGATGATTACACCTGGACTGCCTGGATTGCATGAGATGCCATGGAACAGCCTGATCCCACCACCGATCCCCAGACCGACGCCGGCGACCTTGCCGAGGAACCGGTCGAGGACGTCGTCGACGACGGCCAGGCCCGGCTCTGGCTGCGCGCGATCACCGCGTCGGTCGAGATGCTCGGCAAGATGGCCGAGGCCGACAGCAGGGTCCAGCACGCGGTCAACCAGGCCATGGTCGCGGCCTGCGAGCGGATCGGCCGACTCTGCCGGAGCGACCTCGGGGAGTAGTTGTCGGTTGTCGGTTGCCAGTTGCCGGAAAGGTATCCCCTCCCCACCGACAACCGACCTCCCCACCCTACGGACCCACCCCTACGGGGGCCCGGCCCGACAACCGACAACTCTTCCCCGCACTAGTCGCGATCGTGTCCATCCTCGCGGCGAGGGGGTGGGTGCGGCCAGCCGATCGGTTCCAGCGGGATTTGTCCCTGGTCCCGGTCGACTTTCATCTGGAGTGCCATGGCGGCGAGCTGCGCAGCCCCCAGCTCTCGGACCAGTCGCTTGAGCACCATGAAGTCGGTAAGTGTCATTGGGCGGCGCCCGCCGCATGAGCGGGAGCGCGCTTGCGCCGCCTGGTCTTCGTGCCGGCGCCGGTGCTGGCACTGACGAGCTGGCCAGTCGCCCCCGTGGCGCGGTTCCCGGCCATTGCGGAGTCGATCCCCGCGGCAAACTGTTGCGCGGATACGCCACAGCACGCAGCCAGGTACTCGCCCCGCAACTGCCATGTGTTCTGGGTTCTTGGCATGAATGGTTCCTCCTCGGAAGGGTTGTCGGTTGTCGGTTGTCGGTTGTCGGTTGTCGGTTGTCGGTTGTCGGTTGTCAGCGCGGCCGGCTTCCCCACCAACCACTGACCACCGATCTCCCCACCCTACGGGCGTGGGCCCGACAACTGACAGCCGGCAACTATCTGCGAAACTCCCGGTCGTGCGCGGGAGACACTCTAATATTGGTGACTTTTCATCCTTTGTCCAGTCCGTTCGTAGCGCCGGATCGTCAATCGCAGCAGGTCTTTGAGTTCTTCGACTGCCGCGTAGACCTGCTCGCGCTCCCGCGGCGAGTACACGGGGCTGTCGACCTCGATGGACGCGATCGAGTGCATCGCGACCCAGGCGGAGTGCTTGCGGGCGGTGGCACGGGTCATTTCTCGATGCTCCTGACCAGTTCCCAAACTGTCATCTTAGACTTGGTCCACCGCTCCGTCACAGTCATGCGTCGGACCACGCCTTCGCGGCGAAGCCGGTCGAGGACTGCCTGGATATGTGCGCTGCGTTCTCCGCGGTAGAGGTGCGCGACCCCATACAAATTCTGCAGCTCGCTCCTGGTGCATGGGTTCGAGGCTGTGCGCAGCACAGCCAAGATTCGGTCTTCCAGGGTCAAGCCGTACCGATCCGGTCCGGGCTTACCTCTCATGGCGCGGCTCCGATCTCCCGGGCGCGCTCCCGGCCGAAGATGTTGCGAGCAGCGCTGTTGTATTCCCGGATCAGGCGCCTGCTCTGGCGCTGGGCGCGACTCAACTTCGGCCTGGGAGTTGTCAGTTGTTTGTCGGGCTGACTCCCCACCCTGCGGACCCACCCCTGCGGGGGCCCGGCCCGACGGTTGTCGGTTGTCGGAGAAGAGAATCCTTCCCCAACTGACAACTGAGAACTGTCAACCGACAACTTTGAGGACAACTGACAACTGTCAACCGACAACTTCCGACCCGGTGGGTGCAGCGAGTGCGCATAGATCCGTGCGGCGGCCTGCGGGGGCAGCTCCCCGGCGGCGACCATCTCCTCGCGCATCGCGATGAGCTGGGCGGTCCCGCCCCGGACCCCGTACTCGCGCAGTCGCTGCACGCTGACCCGCTCACCGGCGGCGAGGATCTGTAGGCCGGCCGACCGCAGTTGCGCGCGGAGCACCGCCCGCGGCTGGCGCCGGTACCTGGGCACGGCTTCGTAGGTTGCGGAAAAAGCGTTCATACTGTACAGTTGTCAGTTGTCAGTTGTCGGTTGTCGGAGCAGAAAAGACAGCGTCGTCTCGCGACAACCGACAACTGAGAACCGAGAACCGAGAACCGACAACTGAGAACTCCTTCCTGGCTGCTCGTGGGCTGTCCTGCCGAAGACACAAGCCCACGGGTGGTTAACCTGCCTCGTCTTCCTGCCCGCAAACCGGCGCGATCGCGACATCCAGCTTGCCGATGTGCCACCTGGGGACCTCGCGGTAGATAGTGGGGCTGACCTCGGTCTGCTGAACGAACGTGCGGCCATCCCAGATCAGGACGCGATAGGCGAGCCCCGGGCGGATGTCCGGGACCTCCGCCTCGCCGATCAGCGACCCGCTGGGCCGGTAAAGTTTGACTCGATGCATCGCCATGGTGACCTCCTCATCGATCAGATTGGGCATTGACCTGGTCCTCCGGCATGAAGAGCTAGGCGTGCAATCAGAGCGCGATCCTGGGGATCCTTCAAACGCAACATGATGGCAGCCAGACGATCCTCGGCTTTGACCGCCAGGTATCGGACGAGATCCCGATCCTCTGGGTCGTCAAGTTGTTTGAGGATGCCGGCCAATCGCTCGCTATCTTTGTCTGACATGGCAATTCCTGCTCTGGAACCCCCCCCCCCGCGTGCGAATGCGAATTTGCGAACATCGCGCACCTAAAAGGGGGGTTGGTTCGCATAATTCGCATCGATGTTCGCAAAACGCATTAGGAAACCTCCATGTCATAAGTGCCATCCTTAGAACGGCTTGACCTCGATTTCCGGAGCGATGTTCGCATAATTCGCAATATTCGCGGCGGGGGGGGTATCCACGTACCATATGGATGCAATCCGGCCGCCGTTTTTTGGCTTGAACGACTCCCTCCGGATCAGCCCGGAACGAACCATCCGGCGGAGCAGGATATTGAGGGCTTCGGCGTCCTTGTGATTGCCGAAAACCTGCCGCTGAATCTTGGTCTGGCTGAGCCCCTCTGTACCGGCCGCCTCAATGGCAGCCAGCAGCCGCTCGGCGTCGGGATCACCCAGCCGATCCCCGAAAATGAAGTAGATCGACCGCACGCAATAGGACCACAGCTCATGGGCTGCCTCGAGATGCGCGATCTCGATCATTTTCACCTTGTCGGCCGCGGCGTAGATTCCGGCTAGCCGCATGACCTGGGCGGGACCGCGGGCCAGGATCGCTCCGATATGACCGGGGCGGGGCTTGCGCAGGGCGCCGAGCTGTTCCTCCCAGAACTCCTGGCCCGTCGCCGAACGGCCCATCGGCGTGTCATCCCAATGGTTGATGCCTTCCAGCGCGTCCCGGAGCTGGTCGATCTTGGCGTCCATCCGGCGCCAGGGAAAAACGACATGGCGTCGAAGTTCCTTCGATTTCTTGGTGCACACCCAGATGAACCGGTTGCCCAGGCCGTTGGCGATGTCGTTTAGACTGAGGCTGGCGTTCAGGTCGTCCGGGGTGACGTGAGCATTGACCGAGACGTGGGCCCCCGAGGCCCGGACGGGGTTCTTCTTGGACAGCGCGGCCAGGTGGTCCGTCTCCCATGCTTGCCGCAAGACCATGCCGAGCGTTTCGGAGTCGCGCTGGAAGATCGCCAGCAGCCGGGTAAATTCCGACTCGTGCAGGAAGAGCCGCTTGTCCATGATCCCGCGCAGAAACGAACCGGTGCGGGTCGTCTCCTCGTCGGCCACCTGCTCGATGAGCGCTGGCCCCGAATTGATCCCCACGGCGATCCGGTTTTCCCACGTGGGATCGACCGCGGTCAGGATGCGGCGGGGATAACCCCAGCTCGTGCCCTTGCGGCCGTCGGCCGTGTTGCCGACCAAACAGACGAAGAGATTCAGCCTGTGCGTGTCGGCCTCATGGACCCAGTGCGGCCGGCGGCCGACCAACGAGCCGAACCCGACCAGGAGCTGGAACAGCATCGCCGCGGGGCTGGCTTCCGTGTACGGCTCGATCTCGCGGACGATCTGGCCCATGACCCCGTGATACGCCGCCTCGCCGGGCGGCGCGGGGAAGTCGCGGATTCCATCGCTCTCTTCCGGTTCCTCGCCTTCGCAAAGACTCGACAATCGGTTTATGGTCCGCTCCAGCGCTTCGCCCGCGGTGAACTGCTGGGAATAGACCGCTCGCGCATGGTCGTGCGAGATCTGAATCGACTGTCGCGCGATCGACTTTTGACGGACCACCCTGGCATGGTACAGGCAGTTTGCGGCGTGCGGCGCGGCGGTCGTGATCTCGCAGAGGAAATCGTCACCACCCAGCTGCTTGAACTGATCGTGTCTGGTCAGTTCCTCCGCGAGACTGATCGGGTCGACGGGATCCCCCCGCTCGTAGACGGCCGTCATTGCCCGGAAATAGATCTGGTGCGCGTCGCGGTAAAAGTCCTCTGGGGACACCTCCTGGAGCACTTCCGGGAATTTCTCGTTATCGATCAGCAGCGCGGAAAGCAACCACCGTTCCGCGTCTAAATTTTGCGGCGGGAGCTCATGCGCAAGAGCCGCCACGGTTGCGGTTGCCTGGCCGTTGCCGTTTCTGTTTCCGTTTCCTTCGCTCATCAATCATCCCTCCTGCTGGCGGCCGGCAGCGTCAGCCGCGACAGCATGTACTGTGGAAACATGTCCCCCGGTCCGAAGGTTTGGATCAGATCACCCGCGGCGACCATCTCGCGGAACACCTCGAGGTAGAGCGACCAGGGAATCGCACCGAGGTTTCCCACGGCCCGGGCGCCAAATACACCCATCCAGCGGGGGTGCTGCACCCATGTCAACTCGATGTCGATCTGGACCCACAGCCGGCACAACCGGCAGGCGCAACGCCTCATCGCGCACCCCCCGTCGACAGGAGGAACGTCCACAGCTCAGGCCACAGCGCGGGGTCGATGTCGGCGCCGACTACCCAGGCGTCGCTGGGCCACCGGTCGTCGGCAAAATCTTCCCACGACAACTCAGTTTCCGAGGTGGGGCTGCTTGACGGAGCAGTATTCTCGCGGTAAGATGTGATCTGGTGATTGTGCGTATGCCTATCTAAGCGCAAAGCGAACCGGGCAGCCCGTTGGCTGCGAGATTTAGGCGTGCTCATGATGCCTTCCTGCTTGTTTGGCTCGTCTGAAGTGTCCTGCCAAGACACTGCTTCAGAACGGGCTCATGACCGGCGGATACCTCCCACTTCCAAAAGCCAGCGCCGCTGTTTTGCTCAGCGGCGCTGGCTGTTAATCTACACTCACTTCTCGATATCTTCAAGATGTTGGTCCGATCAGCGGGGTTGCGCCTTGGCCATCGGCCCAAAAGTGGCGCAGCGTTTCAACAAATCAGCGCGGCCGGCGAGCCACACGTACTCGCGGCGCCGGCCGGCTTCCGCGAGGCGGGCACGCAAACTTGCAGTTGTCAGTTGACAGTTGTCAGTTGTCAGACCGACCCCGCAAGCGGGGTTCCCCCCGGAAGACGGCACCTTCCCCACTGACAACTGACAACCGACAACCGACAACTCTTGAGCGGCCGTGGCCAGCTCATCCCGCGCCGCCAGCTCCTCGGCCACCTCCCCAATGTCTGACAGCAGGTCCAAGCACCGCGGGCAAATCGACCCCGAGCCGACCAATCCGCAGTGCACGCAGCGGGTGGGCTGACGGTCGTCGTCGGAGCCAGCTTCGCGGGGCTGGCCACGCGCGGCCACGGGGAGACACGCACAGCGACTACAAATGTGCGAGTCAGACGTTCCCGTATCATCGCCGCAATGCCGACAGGTGAAGCGTGTCATGATGCTACCTCCTTGTCTTTGCCGTATTTCCTGAAATGCCAGTTGCATGCGTTGCATCGCCCCTTGCGGAGCGGCTTATACGGTTGCCCGCAGATCATGCATGGCTTGGGCGCTTGAGCCCTACGTCCCTTGACGTTGTTGATGGCCGTGAAGGTCATGAGCCGCCCGTCAACTTCCATGTGGCATCGACGGCAGAGAATCGCGACGTTTTCGGGGACGTTGTTCCCGGTGTCACCGTCTTTGTGGTGACGATCCGTTCCAGGTTCACCACATTGCTCGCAGCGACCGAGTTGATAAAGGCGCCGAGCCCGATTTCGCTTGGTGTCGTTCCGAGCGAGATCACCCTTCCATTGGGGATGCACGTCACCCCTGCGAAGACGAGATAAATCGGTTGATAGACAACCGCAGCTTCTGGAGTGACCGCTACGAAGATCCCGGCCCGGAATGGCTTGGACTTTTCCGCACTTGCATTGGCAATTCCACATGAGTAGGGGACCAGAATCGTAGCGGCGAGACGGAGCTTGTGAAAGAACCGTCCAACGCCCAAATACCCGGCCGATCATTGCGCACCTCCCGCGGCTCGTTCGAGCACGCGCAGGTGCTGGCGCAGGGTCGCGGCAATCTCCGGATACGACCCGGGCAGCTCGCCCAGGGCGTCGGCGATCCCGCCGATGGCCGCGACCGAGGCGCCCACCCACGGGCGCCGGTAGCCGCGGCGGCCCGAGCCGTTGCGGTCGACCATGACCTCGTCGCGGTCGTCGAACGTGGCGGGGTCGTTAGCCCCCAGGAAGCGGGCCTGCGCCGCCAGCTCGTCGATGCGGCTGGCTAGCCAGGCGTGCCAGGCTGCGTAGCCGTAGTGGGAATCGTCGCCGCGGATCTGGTGTTGGCGGGCCTGCTCGGCCAGCCAGTCCGCGAACTCAAGCTTGCGCGGCACGAACGAGTCGAGATTGCACGCGGCAATCCATTCGTAGTCGGCCGCGGTCGGGCGATCAGTGTAATCCGGTTCGTCGGCCTGGGGCGCGTCGAGGTCAGCGAATGTTGACCTGGGCGCGGGGGATGGTAAACTCATGGTGACGCTCCTATCGGGAATGGGGGCCTCATGTGTGCGGGGCCGTCGGATGTTCAAGATCCGGCGGCCCTTTTTGTTTTCTCTGACAACTGACAACTGACAACTGCTCAGTTGCGTCGCGGCTCCGGCGGGGAGCTGGGCTCGATCTCGGCGGCCGTGACGAGTAGCAGATTGACGACCCGCCACGAATCGCCGTCGTGCACGGTCGCCGCCAGTCCGGTCCCCGTGGCGATATTTTCGGGGTGACGCACGACAACGACCTGGCCGTCGGCCAGGTGCAAGTGAAATGGGACGAAGGGCACGGCATCGCGGAACGGTCTAAGATCTTCGGGACGCATCGGTCGGTCCTTTCGGTTATGGTCCGGCCAGCCAGCGGCCCCGCACGGTGTTGGCGGGCCAGGGGGCATGACGCCGGTTGATCTCGGCGAAGTTGATGAGCTCGGGGGCTGATCCCCCGAGCGCTTCGCGGATTGACTCGAAGAGGCGGTTCAGGAAAGTCATCGGTGTTGCTCCTCGGGAAGTGGGGCCGTCCCTGGCACCGGGTTGGGTCAGTCCAGGTTGCAGATGTCGCACTCGAGTGGCAGATTCAAATTCTTGGTCACGATGTCGACTGCCTGGTGAAGCAAGTACCGCAGATCGTCATCGTCCTCATAGAGCTCGAGCATGTCGATCAGTCCGTCGAGGTCGTTCTCCACGGTCAAGCCATCGATCTCGTGTCGCAAAGGCGTCGTCTTCATCGGTGCTCCTCATGTTGCGGGGTCGTTGTTCGTCTCTATCTGAAGTATACACTATGTATGCAATTTGTCAAGTCCAGCCTACAAAGAATCTCAAAATGCTTGCGAAGTGTGGTTGAAGTTTTCATGCCGGTAGGCTACAATCTAGTATGGAACGTGTGCTCCGTGTATGCTGGGGCGTTTTCCGGCAACCCTGGAGTTGCGCCCATGGCCAGAAAGAAGGAACCCAAAGTGCCCGCAGT